AAAAACCATGATCATATTAAAGTTCGTCATATCTTTCTATTTTCTACATGACATGAGAAGTTTCTCATCTGTACTAGCCGCAATAGGCTCTTATATCTAAAGAGGTTGAGGTCTTGAATCAGAAGAATCTTTTTTTCACGTGATCAACCATCCCAACTCGGAGTAGCTTCAGGGGCAACGAAGGCCTCTGCCTTGGCGCGGAAGCGACTGACGTTGATTCGGCCCTCCCAAGGGATCCGGTCTTTCCTTCGGAATCCAGTCATAGGCTCCAGTAACCCGGTGTGGGAAAAGACATCAGCAGGATGCAGCGATTTGTTATAGCTCTTCAGATGAACAGCCATGATGTTTTGAATGATGTTGGGAGGTGGAAGTCCTTCTGTTGCTTGACTAGGCCAAAATGCCGCCAAGCATCGAATGACCTGCCCTACAGTGGCATGATGTTCAAGTCGAGGTAAACGCTTGAAGGACCAATCGAGTCGTGTGAAGGTCCATTCCAGAGAGAAACCTCTGGATTTACCCATCTCTCGAGGGTTCAGTCGGTAGTGAAACTGAATGGCATCAAACAAAAACAGTTGCAGGTTACTATGGAATGAATACCAGTTGTAGCTCCACGCAATGAATTCCCAACATCCCACAAATCCGCTCAACAATTTCTGCAGAGATTGATCAGAAGGAGGACAATACGGTGGGGTGATCCAACGAGTGATTGGGAGAATTGAATTTGACAACAAAGCGAGCACCGCTAGGACCAGACCAATTCGCGGTAGTGGAGTTTCACAGCGGGCCTCGAGCATTTCTGCGAGGTCTGCAGCAACCCCTGTCTCAAGACCTAGTTGTGAGAAGACCCCGATGAACTCCACTTTCGGGTCGGGTCTCATGTGTGATGGTACCCCTCTCCACATGTCAGCTGGGATCACAGTCTGAGCTCTCTTGAACTCTTCTTCAGGATCCTTAGCGGCTCCTACCATTGCTAAACACCGCCGGAGAGATGAGGTCTCAACAAACATTGCTGCCGCTTTCTCCGACAAGGGATGAATGCAAACGAGATAGAACTCAGAACTACCAAAGCTGCTGTACTGCGTAGTGGCTGCGAATGTTCTCTTAAAGAGACATCCGATCCGAGAAACTGTCTCTCCCCGAGATGCAAGTTCCCTTGTGGCATACATCTTGAAAATCAAAGTGCCTTCCGGAGACAACAGTTTGTGAATCCATCTCCGTACTAACTCTACAATTCGAACGATAGCCCACTCTGCTACCACCTCCATGTCAAAGACCATCAGGGTAATGTTCAGATCATAGTGAGTGATCAAGGTTTGGAAATGCTCCCAAGTATCTGTCTCACACAGGTCACTGGGATTTTCCCATGCTGTTTTCAGATTCACGCAGCGGTCTCTCATCGGGACTGGCAGCGCAGCAATCGCGGCAGGAGGGCTGGGAGCAACGCCTCGAAGGTGTCTATCACTGAGGTCCAAGAGACTATTGAATATACATCTAGAGTCCTGATACTCCCTCAGCAACGATGATGTCATACCGCCTGAGCCGTCTCCACCGACTAGGAAGTCCTCAACAATGGGTATCATCCTCAGGAGGCACCGGAGCTTGTAGTGTGCACCAGTGGCCATCTGGAAAGGGCGAAGTCCAGAGATGAGAGGATCGTTCACACGTAGTAAAAGTAGGTCTGATATTTTCTCCGTGGGTTGACTAGTGAAATCAAGCTCCACTACTGTGACAGATCCACGGGTTTCCTTCCCCCAGTCCTTGACAGAGCTCTTGGGGATGTGTTGATAAATTGGTAGTGACTGCACGGCATGCCGAACTTCTCGAGGACACCATCGACCGACAGACAATACAGGAGTCAACAGAGACTTCTTCAAGATCTCGGGATCATGGTCGGAGTGGGAACCGACATCTTTCGAGCAATAGTAGTGAATAATGTCCTTAATCTCCCGAATGAGGGACTGAGATGTCTTTGGGATGTAGGCTCCTCTTACAAGCACCCATAACCTATGGGACAGAAGCATCAGGGCAGCAAGCTTTGGTGACTTGAAATCTGAGAAAATCCAAACTGTCTCACTCATGTTTGTCCAAGGACTTTGACTTAGAGTCTTTCGAGTCAAGTGTCGTCCAAGGAATCCTACACCCATGCTACCAAGATGAACTCCTGAAGATGGGTAGGAAGGAGAAACTCGGTGTCCTTCTTCAGTTAAGACCATCAGAAACGAGTCTTTGTTCAAAACACTAATGAAGCTGGACTCCCTGCAGATAGCCTCGATGATGTAATATGCAGCGCTGATCAAGGCTGATCGAGGCTCTGTCAACATTACCACATTCCGTCTGTAGATCATATGATATGACGCTGCCATGAGAATCCCCTTCAAGATGCCAATTAGGTACGATCTGGGGTTTAGGTACGGGAGCACTGACACAGGGAATAAAGATGTGTCACTACATCTTTTGTCATTGTCTACATAGTAAAAGCCATACAAGGCGCCTTGGGCAACTCCTACATGAAAGCACCTCTCTGACACAGAGAGTTCTGTCCAGACACCTTCTTGGATATGCAGAGATTTTACTGTAGAAAAATCAGGCATGATCCCTCCAGACATCCTGGTGATCGATGAGCTGACATCGGGTAGAGTCAAAGTGAGATGAGTGGTCAACTTGACTTCCTCGATTTCCCTGACGCAACGAATGCACCTGACATGATAGTGGAAGGTCTTTTTCTGGATGGTGGTCATCACTCGGACTTCCAGGCTGACAGTTTGAGCATACAGCATCAGAGACTGATACATGAAGTCATAGTTCTTTCTGCTGAGCTCGGGCATTGTGTCTGCAGTGACCATAACCCACATGGGTCCATTAGGGCTTATGGCGGAGAATCCTCCATTACTCTGTCTCGCAGAACGAAACCGATGGAGAGCAGATCCGGTCCTGGAGAAAATGTTTTCGACCTCGGACCAATCTAGCCCCGTGAGTGCTCTGAGATTCTCAAAAATCGCATGGGCCACGTTGGAGTCGACCATCACGAACCAGTTGATGGCTACTCGCAACCTTGTAGCCCTCTCTAGCAGGGGGATCTTAGTTTCTTTCTCCCATGGTTGAAACAGACTGGTAGACTCGGAAGTCGCAGAACCTAAGTAAGCACTCAACGGTCCTCTCGTGGTGAAATCTCCGGGAAATCCGTGGGGGAAATCCACTGTGATCCGCTCTTTCTCAGGAAACCCTTTAGGGCATTCAGAACACAAGGCAGAGCCAATTGTATAGTGTCTGATCATCTCATATGGATGAGGCACTGTGGTTCCTTTGATTTCCATTCCCCAAGACAATTGTCGAAGATGATCAGCATGCTGAGAGGAACAATCCCACATCTTAAAGCCAAGTTCTTGTGCTCTTTTAGCCGACACTTTGACACTCAGGGCTTCACTTAGTGTAAGCAAGATCCCTATTTTCTCGCCAAATTTATAAGATAGGGTTGTGCGAATGGTTCGGGAATTCTGAAATAGCCCGAGAATGCTTTCGGTGATTCCAATGAATGTGGCAGAGTAAAATTCACTCAGAAATCTTGGGAACATTGGACGAATGGTCAACAAGAAGTTTTTGATCTTATGCTCTTGGGCATTCTGAAACTTCAATGCCTCTACCACCAAGTCATTTCGGATCTCAATGATGTTCTCGGTGAGTCCCCGTCGAATTTCTCCTTTAAGCAGGGTGATGGCGCTCAAACCCTTAGGAATGTTGAGAGACATTGGTTTTTCGAGTAGCTTCGATAAATTGTCAACAGATGCGGCAGCCAACTGAGGATGGCCTGCTTCTAATGCGATGTTTCGGACTACAGGACTCTTGGTGATCTCCCAGGTTCGCTTCCAGAAACTGAGCGACTCTGTGACCGGGTCAGGGAATTGACGGATGAGAAACCTCGTTGGGGATGTTCCTGAAGTCCCTCCCAGGACTGGATCCAAAAACAAGGCTCGAATGACAAAACTTTGAACCTGATCGGGTGATGCATCCAGGAGTATCGCTTTCTTTAACAAGGGGCTATGAAATCGATGGATTGCAAGCACCATTGTTCCAAAGAGGCAGAAACATGCTAAGGGATTTAAAATACTATTACTGAATTGCGCAACTGTCAACGAACTGGTTGCCACTGCTGAGACAGCGCTTGCGACTGTAGGGACTTGATCATTTGGGATGCAAGTGACTCGAGAATAGCGTTTTACTTCATGGGGGTAGATGTTCCCTCGAAAAACAGGGACCTTACTGTATGTTAGGTAATCTGAAGCAATTAGAGTCTCCTTTTGATTGATCAGCAAGCCCAATTTGTTAGCGCCTGCTGTGATAGCATCAATGATAGTCATGTTGTTTTTGAAGACTTTGGTCAGCTCATCTCTCAAGCCTTTGAGATCTAGGTTTTCTGGGATCTTGTATCGTGTGCAAATCACTTGGTTGTCACCTTGAGCAAGCACTCTGACTTGGGTGTTGCGGATCTTCGACTCTCGTAGGATGACGAGAAGATTGAGGACGCTCCATCCCTTTTGTCGTAGTCCTTCAAGTCCGCCCAGTTGACCGTTCCAACATACAATATGTTCTGTATTGTTCACGATCTTTCCTCCTTGAACAGTCATAAGATCAGGACGTTCACCATAATAAACAAAACTCTGTTCGAAGAAATCATGAGTTTGAGCGAATAGGTTTGGCATCCCAAGGAACTGACCCATAACCTTGAAGACGGGGAAGGTTGACTTTTTCCTCTGATGATTGTTCCATTTCTCATAGTCTAAGTGATTAGCAAAGCTGACTACCTTGTAACCGATCTGACCGTGACCAGTGGTACACTCCAGTATCTTTCGTGTTACAGATTTTAGATCATCTGCCATGGTGAGTCCTTCAAACAAGGGAACATAATACATCTTAATGAGGTACTCAGTGGATACAAAATACTCTCTCAGATCCCAGGTCATCAGAGAGAAAAATCTTCCCACGTCTTTTAACTCTCGCTCCTTGCCCTTTAATCCAATAGTGAGACTATCCTTGGGAAGACCATGGTCATTTACTTCTTGGAGAAAGTCTACTAGATTCCGATGGGGAGTGTCAAGGGCTGTCTTCAGAACCTTTCTTGAAGGAATCGGTTCTTCCTTGCCTGAAGCAATGTGAGTGAACACTTCGGAATAGTTCGGGGAGTGACTTTTGTCAGCAAATAGAACCGATGGGTCGATTGTTTGAGGGATTTCATAACAAGCCCTTAGAGGTAGTTTGTGCCACCGATCCCCTATGTCTTGAATCTGTTGAGGAGTGGGCCAGGTGCAATTCCGCACATGCTCGTACAGAGGATCCTTTATGTCCATCTGGGTTGCATCAACGAACCACTTCTTCTGTCGGTCGAATTCGTGTTTGAGGACGATGTAAGCCAAGTCACTTGCTAAGGATTCAGCATAGGCTTCATCGATGTCTTTCTCCATTTGGACTTGTTCATGAAGCTTCTTCAGACCCGCAAAATAGTCAATGAAGGGATGGCCCCAATGGCGAAAAACACCATAGTAGATTAAAATTTGTTTAAAATCTGTCTCACCTAAGATGATATCGAAAAAGCAATGCACTGCTCCTGGAGAGAGTTTGTCAGCTTCTGAGATTTCTCCTTTGAGGAACTCCCTAAACCTAGGTGATGTAGGGATCTCTGGTCTAAAAGATGATGCGATCTCTGCAAGACGAAGATTACAGACCGGTTCTAACAACTGCAACACTCGGTAACCTTCTGAGCCCATGTGCTTGATCAACTCATCTCCTGCCCGATAGAGGTGGGTGAGGTTCCGTACGTGTTCCTCATCTCTGAGTTCACCGATCTTATTCAGCAGAGAGAGCTTGGAACAAAACCGGGCAACCAGGGTGTCCTTGATCATCAATGTCATATTCCGATCCAGTAGTCGTTCATCTTTCACTAGGAGCAAACAACCAGGTCCAACCCTGAATTCCCCGAAGTCGGGATGAAGTCCTGTTATTAGAAAGCTTCCCTTGTCCCACTTTGATTTGACCGGGATTGGGACAGAGGTCAATTGCAGAAAGTTGCCTTGTTGAATCAGGTTGGTCCTTTCCTCTTCATCTTTGGAGTTCATAAGGAGAACAACTATGTGGAAAAACCAGAATGCCTCTCCGTCTTCCAAGAGACGTTTGTGCCACTCCGACAGAGGAGTTCCGAAGAACCAGCGGGCTCTCAGCAGCTCATATGCCGTTGTCACATGTTGCTGTGTTAAATCCTCCCAGAACTCCAATACTACCTGCATGGCAGACAAGTTCTCCGTGGCGTAGGGATTCCATTGGTTATGGAAGTAAGATGTCGTCAGGGTCTTGTTTAGAACTCCTGTACTTACCCATGAGTGAAAGTGATCTGCTGCCTTGACAAAGCGCCAGTTCATAGGCTTTGCCCTTAACGATGCAGCTTGTCGTCGAACATTCAAGTTGTATTTCAGTCTTTTCGGGGGGTCGTACCCTGTGAGCAGTGTTCGCAGCGCCTCAACATGGTCAGTGATCAATGGGGAGTTGAGGTTGTAGTCCACATTGTATAAGGGTGAGTTCGGATTCTGAGGGATCTTAGTCAGTAGATCTGTGACTTCTCCGAGTTGGCACTCCAGTTCTTCGGCCAGCGCAGCCTCCTGGTAGGACCCTGTATCGAAGACATCTTGAAAATCTTCTAGGTCCATTGGAGGTTTGCTACTTTTTTTCACGGAAGATGCACCCTATGCTTCGGGCACGTCCGCTTGTCCTAGGCTAAAGAATGAAGATAACATTTGTGATAGAATGTGAAGGCTGTGCATATTCTGCGAAATTCACTATGCAAGCGGCATATGGTTTATGGATTCCAAGTCGTAGGATCTTGCAGAAAATGTACAGTCGTCGTAGTTATATGTGGTGCGTTAACAAGAATGATGCTTTGTGAACACTTCCCTCAAGTCACCGGGGGGATTGTTTGAAAGAGGCAGAAGTGCCCTGGACATTGATTTGTTCATGTCCTTCCTGAGGTATCAATCTTCAAGATTACGTGGGGCCGCTGTTCTAATGGGAATCCAATGGTGACTTCGACCGTCTTCAATGAAAGAGACCTCCCACGGTCGGAAAGCTGACAACCCGTGAGGACGTGCCAGGGTCTCAATTCCAACACCTGGAATTGGAGTCAGGGTTTGATCAATGTAAATGGTCCAGTAATATAACTCTCCTCGTCGGCGCCATCGAAATGAGTCCCGGTAGAACGAAGACTCTGCTCTAGGCAAATAAGCTGATGGCCCTTCCAGTGTGATCGTTTCCTGAAAAATGGTCTGATATACTACATTTTGGTCTTCGCGGTCTACTTCCTGAAGCTCCAGTGTCATGAGTCCCACTAGAAATGCATTTAAATCTGCAACGTGCGCTGGACCTACATAAGCAGGACGAAAGAAAGGTCCAAAACTCGAAAAATGTTGGGGATTGAGATTTGCCCGTGGTGCCCTGACAGTGACTCTGGCATCAACGTCAAAGTTTAGAGATCTCCGATAAGCGGGCCTAGGAGGAGGAGTGGAGGAGGAGCTTGAAGGGTTCGAAGACCCAGAAGAGGTGTCATAACTAGACATACCCTCCGACGGAGCAGAAAAAATCTGTCGAAATTGTGCGAACATTGTAGGGTTGCTACTTTTTTTCACGGATCAGAGGGAGGAAACGAGGTTGACTTGAACACTTTCCCCTTCGGTGTTAGGCTGAGACAGATCCATGCCTGTGAGGATAGCGGTTTCTGCATAAATACTGTAGGGTCAATGCCTTTCTTCTTCAGAGCTTCCATGATGATAGCACTGGTGACTCCAAACTTCTTTAATTCAATAGAAACCTGACCTCCCCCTTGCCGGTGAAACAGAAACGGACGGTTAATAAGATCAGAAAAGTTTCCTCCTTCCACAGCTCGCGGAGGAGAGGAGCCGACTGCGATAGGAGCCTCTTGGGACAATTTGGACATCTTGGGCTGAGGCCTTGAGGGTTCCGGAGTAGAGGGGTCAGCGGGGAGAGGAGATGTCACTTGACGGCCAGTCTTGGGCTTTGGAAGTGAGGGAGTCGTTTCCTTGCGTTTAAGGTCACCTTCGGAGCGGCTGTCTGTTTTCTTTCCCTTCCCTTTAGTTTTGAAAGGGCTCTTAACAGGTCCAGTGGGAAGAGCAGTGTAGTCTATGTAAGGGAAGGTCAAGGCATGGGTCAGCTTTGTGGCGTGGGGTGATGGCGCTGCTCCCGTCATGGCAATTGCAGGAATTGGACGGTAGTTGATTTGAAACACAGTGTCCGAGACTAGAACCTCTCCTGAAGCGAAGATTTTCTGTTGTTTTAATTGTTCAATGAACTGGTGAAAGTAGTTCGCAATTGCAGCCAGATCTTCATTCTGCTTGTGTCTCTCCTCGATAGCTATCACTGCTTGTGGTTTATCATCACTGACACTCCTTCAACATCGTTTGCAGTCACATCTCCAGCATCTACTACTCAACCCTCCACTCTTCCTCACTCGGATCAAGAGGGTGAATACTCGGATGATGCGGACTCAGAAAGATCCCTAACGCCTACGGCTGATATTGTGGATCAGGAACCGAAGGCCGATCAAGAAATTGTCACTGATGATAAACCACAAGCAGTGATAGCTATCGAGGAGAGACACAAGCAGAATGAAGATCTGGCTGCAATTGCG